TGCAACATACGATGGAATCTTAAGTTTGCCACAATTTACCATCCAGTGACGTTCCATCTTTTTGTAAATTTCTGATCCGACTTTAGACTTATTATACTTTAGAGCCTCAACATCGTAAAGCCTAAGTTGATGAATATCTCCGCACAATACTCTAGCCTCATTAGGATGAATCATCTCCAGAGCAAAGCTAATCTTAGCCAGACCAATTCCACTAATCTTATTCAGAATACTGTCTCGCTTCTTAACATGATACTTCTTGGTGGTCAGATAAAAATCTTTAGGATTAGCCCAAAACTTGGTGCTAAAATCCCAGATATAATTGGTACGATTATTATGCAATCCAACGCCGCTCTTGTGGAGTTTTGTCAAAAGAGTTTCTTTACTGTCCAGCCACTCGCTAAAATTCTTAATAGCATTATATCCCTTAACATTGCCCTGCCAAGTTGTGTGGACGCTGCAATACGAAAAGAGATAGCGACGAAAAATATCTTCGTCAGACTTGGGACGAACACTCTCCCAATAGTCTTTATAGGCAACTACCTTATCCTTGGGAAAATTCTTAAAAAACTCATCAGCCTTGGTGGTACTCATCACAACTGGCTTTTTCTCAACAATAATCTCTGTCATAGTGTCCTCAAAAGTTTGTTCCAAAGTGTATGCTGACATTCTACACTAGTCCTATCGTTTTGTCAAGCCCCGCATCTTGAATCAATCTAATTTCCTAGACCCATGCTTATCTATAATCTCGTCTAATTTATAATAGTATTCCCATGTTTTCCACTTAACTCTGACACTACCAATGTCTTTAATTTCTTTACCTTTACTATCTCTGGTCTTATAAACAGCCCAATAATGCTCTTCTCCTTTTACAAACTCATGAACAATCTCAAAATCTTTTGGACAGTCTAGGCTTGCCCATAATCTTAATCGTCCATTAGATTTGACCCATTCTTCTACTTTTTCGTCATATTTTATTGGAAAAAATATATTTCGTACTGATCTTTCCACAAGCACATATTTGTAACCAAACCATTCTGAATTACAAATAAAACCTATAGAGAATCCTATAAATAGAATAAACCACGGATATATGAGAGAGCGAAGAATAACTTTGATCATTTAATATCTCCAGTAAGGCGGGATAATTTTATACACCATACCGGAAACTGGTCAATCGGTTTTATCCTTTACTTCCTTCACATATTTCATCAATGGATTTTCTTGTTTAGGTATAATGGTTTTATGATTAGTAGTCCATGCTGGCAGTTTACCAGATAGCTTAGTTTTCTTTTTAGCTTTTTGTTTTTGGTATTGTTCTTCTAGTCTTATTCTTTTTTGTTGAAAAGTTTCTTTCGGTTTATTTTTTTGGAAATGTGGCCTTATGCAACTTTTAAGTTTTTCACTAGCATTAGGATGATTCAATAGAAGATTTATAAAATATGGAAAAGCTTGACGTAGTTGTTTTTTAATTTCATCTTCACTAAGATTATTATAATATTTTACTTTAGAATTAATCCATGATTGATCTTTGTTTTTAAAATAATTGCTAATATCTTTATTGTCAACAGCTTTAGGCTTTTTTTTCTTTTTATGTTGCTTTATATAGTTATCAATTTCATTTTTTATAACATCTAAAGACGATTCTTCTTTTTTCGATGTTGTATTTATTACTTCTGGTTTATTAGCATTAGTAGAGATAGGTTTCTTTTTGTTTTTATTCTTATGTTTCTTTCTCTTGATATGGTTATGCTCAAATAGTCTTTCTGAATTATATTGAATATCACTATTAAATGCTTGAGCCCAAATTTGCCATTCATCTAAAGTATTTTTGCTATTTTGACAAAATAATTTATTTAACAAGCTTTTCTTTTTACCAATATGCTTGTCTTGCTCAACAAAATTATGGCATGGTTCACACAATGTAATTAATTCATGCTGATCTCCCTGACCCAGCATGATAATTTTTGTGTAATCAATATGATGAACTGTTTTAGAAGGAGAGCCACAAACCTGACAACATCTACCATCTCGTTCTAAGACTAGTTGCCTTATATTCCACCAGAGCCTAGACCTTATATAGGCATCATAAGTTCTAAAACCTAGCTCTTTCCATGCTGGTGGCATAATTCTATATGTCTCTTTCTTCTCCATGAAGAATCTTAAAAGTGGGGAAGCGAAGACTAAGCCCACCCTTCTCGTTTTCTGTCTCTTGAAAATATTGTACAGTTATTTGCTTGCCAAGAATTTTCTTAGGATTCTTATAAAACTCTTGTCTTTGTTCGATACTAAAACCAGACCCTACTCTAACAGTATGACCCTTGTGTTGAATCATCACGCAACTCAACATAGTCTCCTCACATTCTGCACCATCCTTAACATAACGAAATGGCCCCATTTCTGTGTCCAGAACTTCGTATTCGTCATCTGAGAACGCTTTATACTTCAATAGGTCTTTGGATCGTTTACCTTTATATGGAGCGTCAGATCGAAGCATAAGCCCCTCATATCCATTCTGATTGGATTCGGTCACAAACTCTTGAAAGTGACTCTCATCCTTCACCAAAGATTGTTCCAACAGCGTCAAACAAGGACACTCATTCTTCTTCATAACTTCTGTAAGATTCTTGAGCCTGATACTAAATGGTCGATTCTTTTCTCCCTTTTGACTATAAAACTCGTCATGAGTAATCATATCAAAAATTTTATAGGAAGGATTAGGAATAGTATGATCCTTCTTGCGAAGTTCCTTCATTACTCCTTGAAAATCCTCGTTACCATCTTCATCAACCAGACAAAGCTCTCCATCAAGAACTACATTAGTAAGTCCCAAAGCTTTAATGCCACCGCTAACAATATCAAGAGTATCAAAGATTTTTCCCGTGCGGGAATAAAAGGTAGTATTACTATTACCGTCAACAATAGCAATACATCTAGCACCGTCGATCTTCCTGCTAACATACCACCCATCCTTCCAGTCTACAATTTTAGGAACATACTTGTCCGCTAGAGCAACACTAAATGTTGGGATATGATCTGGAATAGCCTTATTAATCAGCTTATCTCCAGCACGGGTTTTCAAATCCTTGTCAATGATGCAATGAACGAGTTCTTCGTATTCTCTTTGATTGTCAATAAAGCTATTAACTGCTCCAATGGCATCATGACCTGTAATTTCTCTATTCTTCAAAGCATCCAACAGATCAAATATAGACTTGTAGACTCTGCCACGCAGATGACTTTTCTTTTTAAGATTATCACTAGTTACATTATACTGCCAAAGAGGATGATAAGTATAGAGCAGAATCTTTTTAAGAAAATTTGCTCCACTCTCATTAGAGGAAGTATAATCCTCAATAATGCCAACCTTATCAAGAGTACTACTAGTTGCTTTCAGATCACGAACAAAACCATTAAGATGCTCAAACGACATTTTTATTTTCTCCTGTGTTGTCCCAATTCTACCATACGGTAGTCCACTTGTCAAGTATCGTCTAATCGTTTTCGTTTCTTGAACACAATAGCCATTGACTGAACCAAATCACTACCAGACGTTTGAAACCAGCATGGGAAAAACGCATGAACTATCAAACAAAAACCTGCTAGTACAGATAAGAATCCAAAAAATACAGCAAATTTAAAATGCTGATAGTAAGTCATATCGTTTTCTATTAAATGTTCTCTAATCTTGTTTTTCATATCGTTTTTGTCTTGAAAGAAAATAATTCATAGCATTCGTAATACCAGCAAAATTATCTCCAAGTTTTCCTATGCCAGTATTACATGGTTCACAAAGCCATCCTCTAAAACTATCGTCGTCATGATCATGATCCAAACACCATTTGTATGGGATTTTTTTACAACACTCACAAACTTCTGGTTTTGGAGGGGCTTTCTTGTGTAGCTTAACTCTAACCTTAGAATGTTTCTTCACGCATTTTCTACATCTACTATCAAGATTATCTTTATACATACTGTGTTTAGGGAAACTCCCCTTATTTTTACGCTTGCCACAATATGAACAAATTTTTCTAGACATAGTTATACTTTAACAGAAATTAGCTCTTCGATTTTCCTCAAATTTCTAGCCTCAATAACGTATGCCCCATGTAAAGATTTTATCTCACCGTCATAAGGTTTTGATGGTAGATCATTATCATTAGCCCATCCAACAAGATATGTTTTATATGGTCTTTCTTTTGGAACTAATGCCAAAACATAAATCCAGTTTTCGTGTCTCTCTTTCTGTCGAACCAATAATCTATAGTTAAGAGGATTATTAGAGTACCTCATCAGACTCCCCTTAATATCCACATTAGGCAAACCAGCTATGTCTACTCCATTATCTCCAGCTAAAGGATTAGCGTTTGCTTTATCTCTTGCTTGAATATATCCTTCTGGAGATCCAGTCAAAATCATTGATGCACAATATGTTGATATTTGACCGACAAGCTGATCTTCTGCTAAATTAGAAGCTCTTTTATTAGCAGCTCTAATTTGAGACTTTCCTCCAATCTCTGCTTTTTTGGAGTTAGATATAATTAAACTTATAAAATCATTACTGATCGTATGTGTAAAAATATTATCTGTAGTAAGAGTCATTGTGGGGTTTCTTCGTGTGTAATTAAACAAATTGCATTGTCGTGATTATTAATATAGTGATTAAAAGGTATAATTTTGTGGTTAAAAAATAAACTTTCTGTTAGACGTAATAGTGTTTCATTGTAAAGAGGCATATCCTTTAATGAAATATCCTCAATGATATACACTCCATCTTTGCTCAATTTTTTCAGAGAGTTTTGTAAAAAACAAATATTGGCATCAATAGTATGAAGACCATCATCTATAATGATATCAAAAGTTAGATTTTTGAGAATATCATTGTTCCATAAATCATAGATAGTTTTAGGATCTGTTTGATCACAATAAAAAGTATGTATTCTGTCTGATTGAAACAATATATTTCGATCTATATCCGCTCCATATATTATAGCATTAGAAAAAAATTTTTCCCAAGCTCTTAGTGAGCCGCCGGGTTTGGTTTCTGCGTGTGCATCGATCATTTTCATATTTGAAGGAATATTTGCATTTTTTGTACCTAGACCCAGTTCAAAAAAATTAAAAGCTTTATCCTTAAAGGGTAAAAATATATCATAGTAAAATAGCGTATAATTATGCCAAGTCGCTTTATCACTACCGTGTTCTTTCATTAATTTACATAATTCTGTCTGCATTATTTTTCCTGTAAAATAAGAAGTGGACTAGAGGGGAGTCGAACCCCTGTCCAGAATAAACATCAATATAAACTTCTACATCGTTAGTTGGTTGTTATCACACTACCAACAAAGCTATCAGAATTATCTGTGTCAGATTGAGTACAATCATCAGTCCTATTTGTGTCTGGTAGGACTACCATATCAGATTATCTGAGTCAGCATGATTGGGCAATAAGGTTCATGCCACCCCACTCATTACCTAATTAATTAGGCAGCGAGAGCGAGAGTTACTTCGCCAATTAACAATTTTAATCGACTTTTAAACTGGCCGGTCGATTAACCAGTCGATGCAATCTATACCTATTTTACCTGTCGATACCTTTACTAGCCCTATTTAGTATACCCCCAAACCTTTGGTTTTATGTGAATTTCTGGTGGTCTTTCTATAATAATCCTTGCTGGCTTGTTGTCCAACTTTTTTAGTCTTTGAATATCTGAATAAAGGAGAAAATTAAAGCCTAATGATGTTAGGAATAGTCCTGCAAAAATAGCTGTTAGTGGCTGGAGTTTCATTTCTTGCTTTCAATGAAGAATCGAATACTATTTTATAGTTTCGGTGTATAGAATGTCAAGTTCTATTCATTTTAAGAGAGGTCATCATGAAGTGTATAAATTGCGATAAATTAACCGATAATCCTAAATTTTGTTCTCGCTCTTGTAGTGTTTCCTATAACAATAAAATTCAACCTAAAAGGATTAAATCTGTTAAAGAATGTGTTTTCTGTAAGAAAGAATATCCTAGCTCAAAGAAAAATCAAAAATTTTGTTCTAAACAATGTCATTACGAATCTAAGATAGATAAAATTGAAACAAGCGGTAGCTTTGCTAGTAGTTGGAACAATAACAGAAGCATAAGAGAATATCTGATTAAAAAACATGGCAATAATTGTTTTATCTGTAATCGTTCTGCAAATGATTGGAATGGACAACGACTAACCTTGATTGTTGATCACATAGATGGTAAAGCAGATAACTGGTCTGTCTCTAATATCCGTTTAGTATGTCCTAATTGTGATAGTCAACTTCCTACTTTTAAAGGAAGAAATATTGGTAATAGCACTAGAAAATTTACAATAAAACAGAAGTAGGGGATCAAGGAGTCGAACCTTGCTCATGAACTGCTTATAAGACAGTTGACTACTACCGGCAGTCGCATCCCCCGTGTTGTTTTTCTATTGTATCCTATCGACCAACTGTTGTCAACACCTTTAGGAATTTTGTTGAGACTCTAGTTGATTTAGTCTTTGATTAATTTTATCAAGAGCTAATGCCGCATCTCCACAAGCTTTACACAAATCAGAGTATAAATATTCTCTCAGGTCATGTATTTGGTCTTTTAACTGTTGTATTTCTTCTTTTGACATATTTATTTTGCAGTATTGAAGGTTTCGTTTGATTCTGGATGCCAAAAAAACATTTCGTTAGATTCATTGTCCCAAGCACACTCTATTGTTCCAGACGATGCTACTAGACTTAAACTAGAATTATAAATCCATTTCTTGATTTCGTCACACAGAATATCATAATTCTCATCACTAAGAATGAATTCATCGTTATACCCAGGCTCAATATATTCTCTAACCAAATTTTCTGTTTGTGACAAAGAAATCAGATTATCTATTTGGTAAGAATATTTTCTAGGAAAAACCATTACTACATTTTTCCTAATGCTCTTAGTAAAAAGATTGACGTTCCTAATATTCAAATAGTTACTCATCATTGTCCTTTGAGGGTTTTGCAGAAATACTTGTCTTGTCTTTATTTGCCAACCAAAAAACCATGTCGTTAGACTCGTTATCCCAAGCACATTCTACGAATCCTTTTGAAGCAAGTTTAGCTAGACCAACTCCATAAAGCCAATCTCTAATATCATTGAATACATCATCAAAAATCTGTTCGTTGATAAGATAATTACCTTCTTCGTCAAGTCCAAGGTTATTTTTTTTGATCAAGTTAATTACCTGACCAATAGAAATAAATTCATCCAAATTTTCCGTATAGTCTTTTTCAAAAGATGACGCAGCACCCTCTCTCATGGATTTTGCGAAACCCTCCAAGTCAATAATGCTATAGCTTTCCATTATTTGTTCCAATTAAAGATATTTTGTAGTACCCTTGCCACTCTCATTCATTTTACACCGCTCTAGCAGATTGTCAATGGTGTTTTGCAAACTATACTCTCCTCTACTTAGCCACTTTCTATCCTCATAAAGAGCGGTTGTAATTTGAGGCAAATAAAACTGGATAGCTCTCTCAAATTCTTCTGGAAAATAAGTTTTCAGAATACGTTCGATATGGTAGAGACTGTTTACTATCTTGTCTCTATTATCAAGCAGAATATTGATCTGATCTTTTTGTTCTTGAGTGAGAGACATTACGCCTCCACCTTTTGTTTGAGTTTCATAAGTTTGTGCTTAATTTTCCAAACGCCAGTCTCTTTGTTCTGAATATCCGGCCCCATATAAATGTGGCAGAAGCCTTGGTGCTTGTCCAGACCCCATGCTTTAATTCCATGCTGGTCAATTCCTTCCACAACAAAACGACCCCTGTATCCCATAGGAATGAAGTCAGCACCCCTCACAAAGTATGGGCCTCCACCAACTCTAATACGATCTCCCTTAATCAGTTCCTTCCAATTAAAGTCACGAATAATCTTTGTGTTCTTTGCTTCTTTGCTCTTAGCCTTGAATACAAAAGGATTATTGCATTTTGGACACATATAAGCTCGCGGGCCTGTGGTAGCTCCACATTTTTCACAAGTTTTTTGACCCTTCATTTTCTTTTCTCCTGTGTTTGTTGACGTTACACCCTAAGTATACCTCAGTTATCGGCACTGTCAAGAGGGAGTCTTTAGAGTGTTCACGAATTTTTCTTTTTAGTCACTAATTTAGACGATATACCCCTCTTTTTCTGCCTCGCTATCACAAAGAGTTTTAATCCACGCAGGAATAGGCTCACCACCTTCGTCATTTTTCCTTTGCTTGCGAAGTTTTCCTTTTTCTCCAGTAACCTCACAGGTAATATAGCTCATACTTTCTGCCATCTCTATTGCCCCTTTGATAAAATCATCAGAACCATAACAATATGCTCGTAATCCACCAAACTTTTCTTTAATCTGTTGCCAGCAAAAAAACTCTAGTGGCTCATTAAGTCTTTTTTTATAATCAAGACGATTATCCACGATATAGCAAAGTTTTGACAAAATATCAAACCATCCATCTCCACACTCTATCCATGTCAAATTTTTAAACTGCTCAGGATAGGCTGAGATTAATTTAGCTGTTAGTTCAGGACTCATTGTAGTCTACCTTGTGTATAATTCGTGTTCCAAGATGACCATTGCTTAATTCTGTACTGTCGTTCATAGATTCGCTACAAATTCTTTCAAATTCTTTTCGTCCAATCTTTCGACCGTCAAGGATAGTTTCATCAAGATGTTTTTGAGTTAGTTCTTCTGGCTTATCAATCAATACGGTATCATAAGCGTGTTCCAGACTTTTGGCCTCAATAACATACTTATGACGAAACAAAGAAACGGTATTAACTTCAAAAAGTGGCATAATAATCTCCTTAGTCTATGTTGATATTATATTCTGTAACTAATCTGTGAAATTCTGATCTAATCTTGTCAAGAGCATCGCCCGCGTCAGTAAAATCATTGCTGTATTTTTGCCAAGATCGTAGTTGTTGAGAAAAATCCCACAACATTCTTTTAGCATCACTAGCTTGTATGGCAGTATCAAACTCGTATTGTTCTTCTGGTAGCTTAAATTTTAAAGTTGCTATTGGCATAACTCACCATTTCTTTTTAAGATCATCTGGACGTTTATCTGGATCTGGAATAATAGTCAAAATGTTGTTTCTAAAAGTTGTCATGTAGCTTTGAGAAATCTTTCGCTTCAACAATCCTTCTTCTTCAATCTGAGTATAAACATTAATTCGATAATAGTCATGAAATACATTAATAACTTTAGTCATCAAATGATTTTTAGGCTTCTCAACCTGCTTAAACAATAGTCCCTCAAGCTCAAATTCATTAGTCATCTAGCTCTCCTGTTTGCTCTGTTTAAAATCCTAATAGTCTCTTTAGCATTGCTGGGAACCATAACCAAACTTGGTGCTGTTTTATGTCCCCAATCCATAAACCCTACAGCTTTCTTCTCTGCTGAACATTCCTTACAAACTATATTTCTATTCGTTTCAATAAGAAATTCATATCGTTCAACACCAACACAATTTTTGCAATAAATACAATTCATCTTGTCTCCAAAAAGAATAGGTCGGCAATGCTTCTTTTATACCACAAGTGTCGGCGTTGTCAACAGCAAGACTTGAGAAACTATTTATGTTTCTTTTTCTTTTTAAGGTTTCTGTCTAGATGATCAAAATATAGATTCTGATGAAGTTGTTCGTGTTTTTCTTTTTCTTTGCGTAGCTTTTTATGTTTTTTATCTTCTACTAACTTGATTTTAATGGCTTTCGTTCCAGAATATATCATGAAAAGAGGAACAAATAAAAATATCAAGACTATAACGTATGAAAAATAAAACAATATCTTAATCAAGTACCCTAAAAATATAAGACAGTAATATGAGAAGGGTGCTTCTGTTTTAAAATATTCCATCCATTCTGGTTCAAACATGATACTATTTAAATAGTCCTATTATTCTATCTATAATACTTGGAAATCTAAATTCTTGGTTGTTTAAACTATAAATATTCTCAGTCTTGATCTTCTTTGTCTTTTTTTGATTTGGTTTCTTATTACTTTTCATCTTATGATCCTTAAAGTTATTATAGAACAGTTAATTGTCTTATCACGGGTTCAATCTTGATAGTTTTAGTAGGACAAACGAAGTTCCCATCATCATTGCTATAATAAATATTATCTAACCCCACAGCATTTAACAGCTTAGAACAATTAACACAAGGCTTGCTTCCAAGAATTAATCCCTGTCTGTTAATTCGTAAGACACATACGCTCCAATTAGGATCAATGGAGTTATAGCGATCAAGTAATTTAGAAATAAGATGAGATTCACTATGAACATAAGGATACTCCAAATATTTGGGGATGTTAAATCTTTTACCTATTCTAAAAGCTTTGGTACTCATTTTCACAGGATTATTCTGTGCGAACTCAATCATTTTTGTACCATCAAAAGCAGCACAATAATGATAACAACGAACTAATGAATTAGGTTCCCAGTTTTCGTAGGCTTTCTTAATTGTTTTTTGAATTATCTTCATGGGTTTCATCCAATAGTTTATTAATCTTATCCAAGTTAACTGGTGCATAAGTATCGTCATTATCTTGACCAGTAATATCCCATTCAAATTTGTGTGGCATCGGGATTCTCTTCACATCTTTATGTGTTGGTGTTTCTGGATCTAGTGGTATTCTTTTTGGTTCTTTCATAATATTACTCCTATCTTCCAGAATTAGATGATATTGCCAATAAATAAGCTCCAATATTAGCCCAACTATATCCAATATACATAATACAAAGAGGATAATTACCCTTCATTCCTTGTTCAAAAGCAACGAAAGCATAAATACATCCTGTTACTACTATAAGCCACGCACTCATTTTATACGTTCTTTTCTATTGGAATATAGCGAGAACCATCGGAGGCAATCTGCTCCTGACCAATAGTAATCTTCTTATCTTCCTTTAGCAAGTTAATAATAGCTTGGGTATTAACATTAGGGCTAATTGAAATTGTACCAATTTGAGGCATAGCTATCTCCTTATAGTTAAGAAACACAGTTTAGTAATGAATCATATTTTTCAAGAGCTAGGTCTTTTGCTTTTAATTCTAGATCAATATCAAATTCAAGACCATAAGTATCAAAAGTATTTTCTGGATAATCTGCGTGTGCCCTTGGATTATTTCCTTCTCTACTTTCACTATAATGAAAAAGCGGTCTAGTTTGCCAAGTATCCCAACACATATTAATAGCCTCACGTTCTGTAAGACCATTTGGGTGGCACTTATGATGCAAATAGTCGAAACAGATTGGAATACGAGTTATCGGATGAAAAATATCTACTAATTCTTTCACGCTCCAGCAGTTAAGTTTGTCATCGTTTTCGATTGTGATGCGAGCCTGACAGTTATTGTCCAGTTTCTTAAAGTTGTTGTAGAACCTGTGAGCAATTTCTTCTCTGGTTCCATTATTATTATGAATATGGAAATTCATTGGAGATCTACGATCTGCTGGAAGTCCAATTCTGTCAAAGAAACTGCTGTAGAAATTGAGTTCTGTAATGGTTTTTTCGATAACTTTTTCGTTGAGACTAGCCAGACTGTTAAATTCACTTGGATGAGCAGAAACACGAACGCTAGTAGAGGAAATAGTTTCTGAAAGATTGTCAAACGCATCTTGTATTTCGTCATAATTAGGCAAATCTTCAAGGCTTACATTAGCCTCATCGTAAGTAATAAGAGGAAAAATGTCGCTACTAACACGATAAACATAATTGTTCTCTGCACAAAATTGAATTGTTTTATTTGTAACCATCAGATTCTTCTGGATTCTGTCTCCAAGAATTTCTAAAGCTTCTTCTCGCGGCAAAGAATTAAACCGTTTAAAAGTCATGGTCTGATGACCAAAACCTTGTTCTTTCAGCTTGAGAGAGATGCAACAGAGTCCTAGACGATTCATAAATTTCTCCTGTGGCTGGATTATATCCTGTTATCGGCCTGTTGTCAACAGACACTTGAGAATTATTCGTATTCAGCCAGCAATGCTTGTCGAATAGGATCAGTTAAATTATCTTTATCTAAATAAAAAGACAGATTATTGTTAAAAGTATTCGGCATATGCTCCAGCACTCTTTCTGAATAAATAGGATTCTTAGGTCTCATTCTTAATTCTCTATTTAAATGATAAGACCACAAATAAGCGTTGGCAGCACGAATATATTTATCTGTATCAAAATCCTCAATAGGACAATTCTTAACTAATT